CATCTATTGACTTAACCGTCAACAAACCTGACTTCAAATCAATGAAGGCAGAAATCCGAGAACTGACAGTCGCAGCACAACAAGCCGTGATGCAGTTTGGCGAATTCTCACCCGAAGCCCAAAGAGCTGAGAAGGCTCTTGCTCAGGCTCGTGATAGGATGGACGATTTTAATGATCGTGTTAAGGCAGTTAACCCTGATAACTTCGCCAAAATCAATACGGTTGTTTCTGGAGTTGCTCGTGGATTTCAAGCAGCACAAGGGGCGATGGCTTTGTTTGGCAACCAGTCGGAGGAACTTGAAAAGACAATGGTCAAACTTCAAGGTGCAATGGCATTGGCTGAAGGTCTTGAGGGACTTGGTGCGGTTCAGCAAAAGTTTATGGCTATTGCTGGAGACATTCGTGGTGGTGTAACCAAAGCATTCCAATCATTGGGAAGGATGTCAACTCTTGCATTGGGTGGAATTGGTATTGTCTTGACATTGGTGATCACGAACTTTGATTCACTCAAGAAAGCGGTGATGTCATTGATACCCGGTCTTGGTGCAATGGCAAAGTTTGTCGGTGGGTTGGTTCAACAATTTACGGATTGGGTTGGTATAACATCGGCACAAGACAGAGCATTGGCAAAGTTGAATAAGACAACAGAGAAAGCCAATGAGCAACTTGACCGTGAGATTGCATTGTTGAAAGCAAGAGGAGATGAAGTTGGTGTGTTTAACAAGCAACGACAAAAGTTAGAGAATGACCTTGCACAAGCTCGTGCAAACTACGGGAAGAACACGGAAAAAGAGTGGGGCAAAATCATTCTTGATACGAAAAACGCATTGGCAGTTTTGGCAATTGAAGAACAGAACTTTCAAAACGAACAAGCACAAGCACAAGCCGATGCAAACATAGAGGCTGGAAACAAAAGGAAAGCCGAAAGGGACAAACAGATTCAAGATGAAAAAGACAGACAAGCAAAGTTAGAAGCAGAGAGAGTCAAAGGGCAAGATCAATTAATATCTGCGGAACTTTCTGCAAACGAAACTGCAAGAGAATTACGATTGGCACAAGTTGAGGATGAAGGTGAGAGGTTGCAAGTTGAATATGAAAACAAACTTTCAGCACTCAAAGAATCTTACATTCAAGAACAAATGGCAAATGTTGGCAACGCTGAAGCACTCGCATTGATTGACCAAAAATATGCAGATGCTCAAATGTTGGCAACTTTGGAACTTGATAAAAAAGAACAAGAACTCCAAAAAAAGAACGCAGAAGCAGCGGTAAAACTTGCTGAAGATACGGCAGCAAAAGAAAAAGAAATCAGCGACAAGGCTGCAGCAGACAAAATCAAAAATGAAGAAGCCGTACAAAACGCAAAAGAGAACCTTTACAAAGCATCAATAGATTTGGCGAATTCAATCGCAGCATTGGCGGGAGAGCAAACCAAAACGGGCAAGGCAATTGCTTTGTCAGTAATTGCAGCGGATACGGCAATGGCAATATCAGGTGCATTGAATGTCACACAGAAACCATCTCCCGACAACGTGGCTACGGGTGGTCTTGCTGGTGCTGCCAAATATATCGGATTGGCTGCAATGATTTTGACCAATGCAAAGAAAGCGAGAGACATCCTCAAAGGTGGTCAGCCATCCGCACCAACTGGAATGCAATCAAGCGGAGGAGGTATGCCACAAATGGCAGCACCACAAATCTCATCCACATTGCCACAAGTAAGCGGATTTGAGCAGAGAGTTTATGTGACCGAGGGTGACATCTCACGCACACAAGGTCGGGTTGCATCGTTGAAAAAGGTATCTGTTACACAATAACGCTATTTGATTAAGATGAAACTACCAGTTTACAAATTAGACATCAACGAATTTGACGAGGAAACAGGCATTGACTTTGTTTCTCTCGTTGAAAACGCAGCCATTCAAAAGGACTTTATCGCATTCAATGAGCAGTTTGTTGAACCCAATCCAAACGAGAGTGAAGAAGAGTTCGTTCAAAGATGTATTCCTATAATGATTGGCGAAGGCAAGGATAGTGATCAAGCCGTGGCAATTTGTTATTCAATGTATCAGTCAAAGTTTGAGAGTTACACGGATTATCCTGAAGGTGCAAAAGCCAATGCCGAAAGAGGTATCCGGTTGAACGAGGAGAACGGCAACAAATGTGCAACACAAGTGGGAAAGGTAAGAGGTCAACAATTGGCTCAAGGTGAACCGATAAGTGATGACACAGTTCAACGGATTTATTCATACCTATCAAGAGCGAAAGAGTACTACGATGAAAACGATGATACTGCTTGTGGTACTATCTCCTATTTGTTGTGGGGTGGTGAAGAGATGTTGAGATGGACAGAACGCAAATTGTCAGCAAGTAAATTTGCCATCCAAGATGAGGAGAAGAGAATCGTGACTGGTGCTGCGATGATTGCCGATTTACCCATCTATCGCAGAGATGACATTCGTGGTGAGTACTATGTGGTGTTTGACAAGGAATCTATCTTCAAGATTGCGAAGAAATGGGCAAGGTCAAACCAGTACAACTCCGTGAACGCACATCACAAGACACCGATAATGAATGGCGTGAGCTTGTTTGAATCATACATCATAGATCGTGAAAGAGGTGTGATGCCACCGAAAGGATTTGAAGAGGTTGCCGATGGTTCGTGGTTTGTCTCTTATCTAATTGACAACGATGATGTGTGGGCAAAAGTGAAATCAGGTGAGTTCAAAGGATTCTCGGTGGAAGGTGTTTTTGATTTTCCCGAAGACAAAGAAGAACAACTGATTGAGCAGATGAAAGAGATTCTATCCAAGTGGAATGGAAAGTAAAATTGCAACAAGTAAAAACAAAATCTAATTTATATCAAAATGAACGCAAAAGAAACACTCAAGGAAATCCGCACGATGTTGGGATTCTCCGAAGAAGAAATCAAAGTTGAGATGGCAACTGCCACCTTGACTGATGGAACAATCGTTGAATGGGAAGGTGAATTGGTTGTAGGAACTGCCATCTTCGTTCAAACTGCTGAAGGTTCAATCCCAGCACCTGACGCAACTCACGAAGTTGAAGGTGGTTTGTTGGTAACAACTGTTGACGGTATCGTTACTGAAATCGTTGAACCCGAAATTGAAATTGAAGTTGAATCCAAAGAAGAGTTTGCAACCGTTAGCCATTTCAATGATGTTGTATCAAAGTTGGAAAGTGCAATCGCTGAATTGTCTGCAAAGGTTGTGGCATTGTCTGCATCTAACACCCAGCACAAAGAAGCAATGAGCAAAGCAATTGACTTGATTGAGAAGGTTGCTGATTTGCCAAGCGAAACCCCAATCAAAACCCCCGTTTCAAACAAAAAGAACGATCAGTTTGAAGCACTTAAAAAATTCAAAAACGCAATAAACAAATAAAACTATGTCATTCTCTGTAGGATCACTCGCTAATTACACCAACGAACAATCAACTGATTTGTTGGTTAAGGCTCTTTTCGGGTCTAAAACTGCAACCTTGTTGCAATCTTCTAACCAAGTACAGGTAGGTGTAAAATCTGCATCTGCTTTGAACATCCTTGCATCAACCGTTTTCTTCCAAGCCGATGGCTGTGGTTACAACCCAAGTGGTACAACTGCCTTCACTCAGCGTAACATCACCGTTGGTGCTGTGAAAGTTGAAGAAACTCTTTGCCCAAAGACATTGGAAGCCAAGTGGATGCAAACACAAATCATGCCTGGTTCACCAACTATGGTTCCTTTCGAAGAGCAGATCGGTGCTGAAAAGGCTGCCGTTATTGCACAAACTTTGGAAGTTGCAATGTGGCAAGGTGATACCGCAAGTGGTAACCCTAACTTGAACCGTTTTGATGGATTCAACAAAATCATTGCTGCCGCTTCTCCAGTATTGGCGAACTCTGCACCAACTACATTCTCTTCAATCACCGCTGCAAACATTGATGACATCTTGGATCAGGTTTACGCCAACATCCCTGCTGCCGTTGCTGAAAAAACTGACTTGGTTTGTTTCTTGGGAATTGATGCCTACAAATTGATGTTGGTAAACTTGAAGAACGCTAACTTGTTTCACTATGTTGCAGATGCTGCCACTTCAATGGAAATGGTTTACCCAGGTACCAATATGAAGTTGATTGCTGTTGGTGGTTTGAACGGAACTAACAAGATTGTTGCTGGTTCTTTGAGCAACTTCTTTATGGGTACTGACTTGATTGATGAGCAAGAAGAAGTGAAAATGTGGTACAGCATCGACAACGATGAAGTTCGTGTTCGTTTCACTTTCAAGGCTGGTGTGCAAGTTGCATTCCCCGGAGAAATCGTTTACTTCACCCTTTAATATTTATAACTGATGGCTTGTTTACTCACACAAGGATTCACTCTTGACTGCAAAGATGCAGTTGGAGGTATCAAATCAATCCACTTAATCACTTGGGTTGATTCAAAGTTCACCGTTGCAAGTGGTGAAGTAACTGCCACAACTGTTGCAAGTGGAGATGTTTATGATTACGAGTTGCCTAAAGGTACTGGATCATTAACAACCACAACCAATGTATCTGTAGAGAACGGAACATCATTCAATCAATCGGATGTTGTTTTCAAACTTCGCAGATTGTCAACCACCAAGCGTAACGAAATGAAGCTTCTTGCTCAAGGTCGTTGCTATTGCATCGTTAAGAACAACAACGATGAGTATTGGTTGGTCGGCAAGGAGTACGGATGTGATGTGACTGCAATGGTTGCCAACACCGGTACTGCTATGGGCGATTCCAACGGTTATGAAGTTACTCTTTCAGCGATTGAGGCTGAAGCACCTTACAAATTGCAAAGTTCAGTTGTTACCGCTTTAGGTATCTAATTGATTCTTGTTTCATAGGCTAAATGGGGAGGGCAATTGCTCTCCCTTTTTTTGTTACATATTTTTACTCTCGCTATTTTGTAGAGATGTTGAAGGTAACCAAACAAGATTCCGAATACTGGTATGTGACATTGACCGAAAAGGTCACTATTGCAAACCCGTATTTTTTATTTAGTATGAAGTGCCGACAAACTGACGCTTACAAGAATTTCATTTTGACCGATGTATCAACTGCAAAAGAAAGATACAACAAGTTTTTGTTTGATGAAGGTGCAACCGACAACACAACTTTAGAAGTTGGTGAACACGAATATAGAATCTATGCACAGATTTCATCTAACAATTTAAATCCGTCATTGGCTGATGAGTTGGTTGAAACAGGCATCTTAAAAGTTCTCCCATTGTTAAACAACGAATTATTCTACCAGGTATCGTGAGCGAAAAAATATACACAACGAATCGTGATATGGGTGTTGAACACGAAGTTGATCTCACCAAGAAATTGTTCACCACAAACCGTGATATGGGATTTGAACGCAATGTGGAATTCAACCAACGAAACTACGATGTTGATGCATTGAGGGCTTTCTTTTTATTAACTGAAGATTCATTTTTATTACTCCAAGAGGATGGAGGTCGTTTGGTAGAAAGTTATGGGTAACAAGAAAATTTCACAATTAGATCCGATAGGAACTATTGATGTCGTTCAGGACAGCATTCCAATCGTTGACTATTCCGAAGGTGTAACCAAACGGACAAACCTTGCCAACATTGGGCAAAGGGTATTGGAAGCCAGTTCAACCACAAACCTTGCAGAAGGGACAAACCTATATTTCACCAATACACGAGTTTACACGAAGGTCAAAGCAACTTTGTTGGCTGGTTCAAACACATCTATCACTTTTGACGATGCACTTCAAACCATCACCATTGCATCACAGGGCAATGTTCAAAGCGTAAATACAAAGACGGGTGCAGTTGTATTGACAACAACCGACATCAGCGAGGGAACAAACGAGTATTTCACCGCAGCGAGAGTGAGAGCAGTCGTTTTGACGGGTTTGTCATTGGCAACCAATGCCGTGATTTCTGCAACTGATTCAGTATTGGTTGCGTTCGGGAAGTTACAAGCACAGATTACCGCAAACCTTTCAACCCTTACATCTCACACATCCAATACAAGCAACCCACACGCCACGACAAAAGCACAAGTGGGGTTGAGTGATGTACCAAATGTAGACACCACAAACGCATCAAATATCACAAGTGGGACATTGGCTGATGCAAGGTTAACATCTGCCGTCACAAAGCAAGGAAACACATTTAACGGAGTATCTCAATTGGTTCAATTAGACGCATCTGCAAAACTTCCAGCCGTTGACGGTTCTAATTTGACAAACTTGAACATTCCACCTTCAACGGGTGGGGATTTATACTTATTTTATAACTACTAAAATGCCAGCAAATACATCACCCATATTCGCACTATCACCAGAACTTGCAATTGCAACGGTAACAGGTGCAACAACCGACCGAACAGGTGCAACGATGACAAACACCGTCACGCTTTTAACTGCTGCGACAAACGGCACGAAAATCACACAGATTGGGGCAAAGGTTGCAGGAACAAATGCCTCAACTGCCGTGCTGATTTTTATCAGTGATTCAAGTGGTGCGAATTTCAAGTTGTTTGATGAGATTTTATTACAAGCCATCACGGCAGATAATACAATAACATCACAAAGAGCAGTTACGGCATATAGTGATTTGCAGTTGAAGGCTGGGCAAGTCGTGAAGGTTGGCACTACCGTTGCCATCACGGCAGGAGTAAATATATTTGCAGTAAAAGGGGATTATTGAGATGCCTGACTTCGGAAGTTTTAGAGGGTTTGGTGAAAAATTAATGCAAGGTCAAACGCCTACGCAGTTGGGGACGATTGGAAGTTTTACCAGTATTGACCCCGATGCACAAGCATTTTTTGACCGCGTTACCACTGCGGGTGGAACACTATCCACCACCGAAAAGAACGCAACCAATCAACTTGTACTTGACATGAAAAGTGCGGGTATTTGGTCAAGTATGAAAGCCGTTTATCCAATGGTAGGTGCAAGTGGGGCATCGTGTGCTCAAAACTTAAAAAGCAGTTCGTTTACGGGTGTATTTTATGGTGGAAATACTTTTGCAAGTACGGGTTTTACTCCAAACGGTACTACTGGTTATATGGATACAAACTACAACGCAAGTGTTGCTGGTTCGTTAGATTCATCTCATGCCAGTTATTATTCAAGAACAAACACAACCAATTCGGGGGAAGATATGGGAACATATGGGAATGGCGGGCAACAAATTGGATATGCGTTCGATTTAACAACAAATTATATTGCGTTTAATTCTATAGAATATTTAGGCCCAAGTTTTACGCCAACTATTGGTTTATTATTAGCAACAAGAATAAGTTCAACGACAGCAAAATGGTTTCACAGAAATAATTCACCATATTCCGACAATCGAACTTCAACTTCTCTAAAGAATGCAAATCTGTTTTTAGGAGGTCTGAACTCCGGGGGAAGTTTATATTTACAATCAACAAAAGAATGTGCATTTTCTTCCATAGGTGACGGATTAACTGATACTCAAGCATCTGATTTTTACACTGCAGTACAAGCATTTCAAACAACATTAGGAAGACAAGTATAATGTTAGGCTATCAATTAACCGAGGAACAAAAAGACCAAATTCAAGGACAAGAATTTGCACCTTTTCAATGCTTTAATTGTGTGCAAGATATAAACGGAGTTTGGTTTAACATTTTAACCCAACAACAAATTGTAATCATCGCACCCACTTCTTGGGTTTGGGTTCTCACCTTACCCCAAGCCGAATACATCCCACCACCACCCCCACCATTCCCGATATGACAACACCGAAAGTAAAACCCAATGCGCTACCTGTTAGCTTTGATCAATTCCGTAAAAATCCTGTTGCTGCCGTGGCTTTTTGTATGCTTTTGGCTGTTAGTTATTTGTATATGGACTTGCGTTCGGGCAATCAACAGCAGATTGATGAATGTCGCAAAGAGATGGCAGTACTACGAGCAGAGCAGAAACAAGCATATAAGGCATTGAAGACGGCAGATTCTGCATTGTCTGCAGCCATCACAGAACTACGGATTATTAACTCAATGAAAAAACTTTAACGATATGCGTTTACTATTGATTTTTACTCTCGCTTTTTTTGGTGGATACTTATTCACAGAATCTTGGGCAACTGAACCCAAGCCAGTTAGTGACATTGATGCGTTGTTGAAGAAGATTCAACAGAACACACAAGCGGTTGGTCAAGCCACTAAACAAGCACACGAGGTCAGCGAGAAATTGGTGGAAGCAAAAGTGGTTGAAAAAGAGCAATTGAAAGAAGCCGTGGTGAATGCTGAAAAGAAAGCCGAAGCCGTGGTTCAACAGATGCAAGTTGTTCAAGACCAAATGGAGGTGTATGCCGTGAAGATGGTAGGTGCTGGATTAGATACTACCACCACACCAATTGAGTTTAAAGGGAAGATCTATGATGCTTATTTGAACTATCTATCGGAAGGTGGAAAGGAAGAATTTGATTATTTTAGAATGTACCTATGGCAGCCAAAGTAAACATCACATCATTTCGGGCAAAACCCAAAAACAAACTTGGCAGACATACCAAGCACAAGAACAAACACAAGAGTTCAAAACCATATAAAGGACAAGGCAAATGATAGACAAAATCAAAGTAGCAATGAAGGCGAAAGGATATGCCTTTTTTGAAAATGGGGATTACAACATTAATATCATCGGTATTCGCAACTCGGATACTGGAAGCAAAGTGACAAATGTCTTTGATGACTTGTTAACCGTGAGTTACAAAATCGGAGATGTGTGGCATTTTAAGAAATGGGCAGCGACAACTGATCCCGGCACAAAGGGAGTGAAAGAATTTCACAATGCTCAAGGAGTTGCTCGTCTTGTCCCCGGACAATATCGTGGTTCACACGCAATCGGTTTGCATCAAGGCAAGTACGAAGCCTTAAAACAAGCCAAACCAGTCAAGGTTTACAGAGATGCAAACAAGGATATGACCTACGACACCAAGTTGATCACCGAAGGTATCTACGGAATCAATATCCACAAGGCTGGGGCAGATTCAACCTATGTTGAGAATTGGAGTCAGGGTTGTCAGGTGTTTAAAAAGTCAGCAGAGTTTGATGAGTTTATGGCTTTAGTCAAGAAGGCTGCCACATTGCACGGCAATTCATTCACTTATACACTTTTAGAAAGCAAAGATTTATGAAAAAACTTTTAGAAATTTTCACGGGTGACAAAGGAGAAATGTCCTCAAAAAGATTCGTTGGGATCATCGGTGCTTTTGTACTTTTTGGTACTATGGCACACAATAGTTTGTCTCCTGCTGATATCGTACCATCTCCAGAGTTGGTGACAGCGGTTGAATTCATCGTGATTGCTTGTCTTGGATTCACATCTATTGACAAGTTCTCAAACAAAAAAGATTGATTGCTATTTGATAGAGATGATATTCCAAAGATTAAACTTTCACGATAACAAACTGCCTGTTTTCAAAGAGAACAAAGCAAAGGGATTCGTGACATTTGGTGCTGACAATCTCTATCCTGATTTCCTAATTGAACTATTCAATAAATCACCCAAGCACAATGCCATCGTTTCTGCAAAAGCATCATATGTTGCTGGAATCGGCACGGAGGTATTTGGTTCAAACACGGAGGAGATTGCAAAAGTCCAAGCCAAACTCAAAAATATAAACGCCTACGAGACCTACGAAGAACTCAAAGCGAAAGTTGCATACGATGCCGAGTTGTTCAATGGGTTTGCAGTTGAGGTGATTTGGAACAAGGCAAAGACCGCACCTTCGGAATACTATCACATTCCTTTCAAAGACATTCGCAAAGGTCTTGAAGGTGATTATGTGTATTGTGCTGACTGGACAGATAGCAAAGCGGAGAAAATCCACTATCAACCATACAACCCAATCACAAGGGAATCCAAGCAAATATATTATTGCCAATTTTACCGTCCCGGACAAGGCGAATATCCTTTGCCTGATTATGTTGGTGCGTTGAAATACATTGAAGTTGACACCGAGATTTCCAACTACTATTTGAATAGCATCAAGAACGGATTCACGGCACAAACTCACATCCAGTTATTCAAAGGAATACCCACACCTGAAGAAGCTCGTGCAACTGCAAGGAGATTCAAAGAAAATTATCAAGGCACGGACAATGCCGGTGGGTTAATTATCCAATACAACGATCCGACAGAGAAGGAATCGGTCATCAACAACCTTCAACCTTCGGATTTTGACAAGCAATTTGACTTGTTGAATAAGACCGTACAACAAGAGATATTTGTTGCACACAAGGTCAACTCTCCAATGTTGTTTGGAGTGCGTGTAGAGGGACAATTGGGTGGTCGTAGTGAGTTGATTGAAGCCTATGAGATGTTTCATCACGCATACATTGAACCCCGTCAACAAAAGATTGATGATACCTTCGCTTACTTGCTTGAGCCTATCGCATCAGTTCGCTTGGAAACCATCAACAAACCACCAATCGGTCTTGACTATCAAGCGTTGTTTACTGCTGGAATCATTGACAGAAACGAAGCAAGAAAAGAGTTGGGATTTGATGAGATTGAAGAACCTTTGAATGTTGCCCTATCAAAACAAAATCCTTTTGGATGGGATGATGAAAGAGACATCAAGGTGTTTCAACAATATGGAGAGAGTGCAGACAACTTTGAAGCCTACAAGTTTGAGTTCGTGGATGCCGTTGAAACTGCCATCTTGAATGTGTTGAAAGAGAATAAAGGTCTTCAGGTTGGAGACATTGTGAACATAACCAAACTGGATGCGAAGGTTGTCGCTGATGCGATTGCTAAACTTGCCAAAGCAGAGTTGATCAAATCATACGAGGACGGATTGGAAACAACACCGAAAGGAGTTGAAGAAGTAAAGAGATTGCAAACCGAAATTGTGGTGCGTTATGGCTACGCTTTAGCCGCTGGAATCAAAGGTACTTTGGTTATCCCAACCACTCGTGATTTCTGCCGTCAAATCGTGGAAAGCAATCGTGTATATTCAAGGGAGGACATTAACGCAATGTCTGCACAACTTGGTTACGATGTATGGAAGAGGAGAGGTGAATGGTATAC